CCCACCGCTCGACTGGTGATGGTGGGCGCCTCCAGGATCTTGGCCGCCTGCCAGGCATCAAAGATGCTGCAGCACGTCACCCACTGCGCTGGCGTGCACAGCCCCGCCACAATGAAGCGCCGCGCCGTCAGGCCCTGCTCAGTTTCAGCTTCGGCATAACCGATCGGCTGCGCCTGCAGGTAGCGCAGGGTCAGTGTGCTGCCGCCATAGCTGAGCTGCAGGCTCATGGGGCCACCCTCAACGCATCCGCGCCATGGTCTGCGCCAATCTCAAGCCGGATCCATCGCCCCGCACATTGACGCCCACGTTCCACGCTTTACGCCTCAGTTCGGCTACCTCCTGACTCAGGTTTCCAACCGCCGCCGCCAGATGGGCCATTGCCGGATCGGATCCCACCCGCATCACGCCAGCGCCACCACCCAGGGCCCCGGATTCCTTCAGTCGGCTGGTCACGGCAGCGGGGATCACGGTGCCTTTTGATGGCGCCATCCAGAGGCTGTTTGCGGGTCGGTTGATCAAGCTCAGCGCCCCCGATGCCGACAGGAAGGCTTCCTGCCCCAGGCTCATCCCCCTCGGGCCGTCATTGATGCGGTAGGTCTGGCCGGCGTCCACCGGGCCACCAGTGAACCGGGCAGGGGGTAGGCCAGCGGCGCCTTTCAATGAGTTATAGAACGACCGGGCCGAGTCAGCGGCGTTGTTCATGTTAGTCGCCATTCCTGCGGTCTGGGTCCTGGCTGAGTTAGCAGCAGAAGAAGTTTCGCTCATAAGTTCATCAAGCTCAGCGCCTTTATCTCGGGCTTTAGAAAACTGATCAACATAGCCCTTGACTTTTTGGAACGTGCCATCCGCAGCCTGCTCTAGTCCTACGCCAGCGGCTTGCGCTTTAATGCTATTGCGAGCGGCTTCATCATTAGCGTCGGCAATTTTCTGCGTTATTGGCTCAATTTGAGATACAGTTTGCAGCTTGCTTTGAGCAGTGGTTAAATCAAGCCTGGCGATTTCCAAATTTTTCTCAGCCGTTGCCGTGCCAACAGCGTCTCCTGCCAGCCGGGAACCCTCAACGGCCAATGCGGCTTTTTCTACGTTTATTTTTGCTGCGCTCACCGCTTGCTCTGCTTCTACCCTTGCTTGCTGTTGCTGCAGACTAAGCAGATTAGCCTGTAATTCTTGTTGTTTTAACAATGCTTGATACTTAAAGTTAATGGCTGCAATTTCAATTTCAAAATTCTTACGCCTAACACTTGCAAGTTGCTGCTCACTTGCCCCCGTGTTTTGCAATACTTGAAGTTCGTAGTTTTGGCGACTACGAATAATGCCGAACCGTGATTCTTCTAGTCCAACCAGCGCCTGACCCAGGTTGATGCCAGCCTGGCTTACTTTTACCTGCCCATCAAGTTGAGTTTTTACAAGGTTGCCGTAAGCCTCCTGAAGTTTTTGTGCATTTTGGACAGCAACCTGATCTTCTAAGTTTTGGCTTCGCTTGTTGCCGAGAATTTCCGCTGCAGTTGCCTCTAGTTGTTTTTGCTTTGCATTAATTTGCGCTTGCGTTTGGTCCTGCTTGCCAAGTTCAGTGGTTAATTCCTTGTTGCCGCTGAGCAGCTTATCAAGGCCAGGTATTTTTGAAAGCTCGGAAACCCCCCGGAACGGGTCTAGCAGTTTTTGCAAATCGTTGCCGATGGGCGTTGCTGATGCTTTGCTGATTTTTGAGCCTGCTGCCTCCGCTAACTTTGCTGTAATAGATATAGTTTTAGCAAGGTCTGAAAATCGCTGTGATGCGCCAGGAAGTGCTGTATTGACAGTTCCGGCAAGGTTCTTGGTGGCATTGACAAGTTGGTTAAATCCACCGGCTATCGTTTCCGTTGCAATCTTGCTAGCTTCCGCAGCTTGGCCGCTTTTCCTGTTTTGATTGTCTAGCTGCTCGTTATATGTCTTCAGTTGGTCGTTAAGCAGTGGTTGTATCGCAGTTTGTGCTTCAACCGAACCGAGTAAAATAGCAATCTTATCGGCTGCCCCTCCAGTCTTGACCTGAACGTCTGCAAGAAAGCCGCCAAAGCCACGGGCTTTCAGGGATGCCAGGTCAAAGCTAAGGCCTAGGCTTTTTGCTAGGGTCTTGGCCTCCTCGCTTGGTTTCAAGATTGAGGTAATCGCCTGGCGCACACCGGTAAATGTCTGCTCAACCGGGACACCTTTTAGGGTTGCTGTTGAGATCGCAGCGCTTAGCTCCTTAAAAGGTATCCCAGCGGCTGCGGCAATAGATGCAACATTCCCTATGTTGTCACTTAATTGCCTAACAGTAATGACACCATCGTTTTGAGTTTGCACAAGGGTATCAACAATTCCCTGAGCGTCTTTCGAGGTCAAGCCATAGGCGTTGATAATGCCTGAAACCGTTTTCGTAACATCGCCAAGCTCGGCAAATCCCCCCGTTGCACCTAGTACAGATGCCTTGAGAATATCAACGACTTCCGTTGTATCACTAAATCCACTTGAAACAATATCGTAAGATGATTTTAGAAGTTCACCTTGGCTTACGTTGTTGCCCAGCTCGCTTGAAAGATCAAGTAATGCCGAGCTTAATTCTTTAGAATTTGACCCCAGCGTGCGAACCGCTGCGCCTGCATTGTCAAGCTCAACAACAGCTTTGCCGACAAATGTAATCGCTTCATAAAGTCCCAGAAAGGCGGCTGCCTGCAGCGCGACACCTTTCACCGCCGCGCCAAAGGTGTTCATCGCCGTAGTGCCACCTGCTAAGGCGCTGTCCACTTGCCGCTGTGTTTGCGCGATTTCCCGCTGTGCAGCCGCAAATTCCTTAGACCCGATGGTTGCTTTTTCCAGGGTCTGGTTCAGCTCATTCAACCGGCCACGCAACCCGATGATCGTCTGGTCACTGCCGGCGAATCCCTGCTTAAACTGCTCCCCCGCCTGCTTGCCTGCCTGCCCGATCTGCCGCGACGCATCAAGAACGCCCTTGACATCGGCCGTTACCTTGACAACCCACTCGTTTGCCATGTCAGCTTCCTGGGGTGATGACGTACTGGGTGGGGTTGGTCCAGCTCAGTGCGTACTGATCAAGCACCCCGATACCACGGCCTGGGGGATCGCCACCAATCGGCACCGCACGACAGCCGGGGAGCAGGCTGATGATCCGCTGCGTGAGCAACTGCAGGGCCGTGAAGTCACCCGCTGGCGACCACTCGGACACGTAGAGCCGGAACTGCGGGTTGAGCGCCGTCTCGCCCGTGGCGAACGATTCGGTGGCGTAGTCGGGGTTGGCGAGGATCACCACTTCCAGGCCAGCCACGGCCACCCCCTCGGGCAAGGCTTCATTGCGCCGCACTACTGCGATGGCGGGGATGGCGGTGCCGCTGCGGGGGGTGTAGGTGCCCAGTGCTGCGCTGACCACGGCATCGGCCGCCAGTAGGTCGTATAGCTCCTGTGCAGTGGTGGGCAGGGTCATGCTGCAGCTTTCCCGGTAACCTGCCACAACCACCGCCTACCCATCATGGAAGCTCGTTCCTGCACCCGCTGCGGCGCCCGATGGCTAGATGGGCAGTTGTATTGGTCAGGCACCGGCAAGAAAGCCTCAGAGCTTGACCTAGCCGGCCTGGTGTGCAATCAGATCAACGACCCGAACTGCATCAACCCATGCAATGGCCGCGATGGTGGCGACACCTGGGTTAAGCGCATGGAGTGCGTCAGCCAGCTGTTTAGTGCTGAGCCATAAAGGGCACTAAAAAGCCCCAGCATCGCCGGGGCCTATCAATTCAGTTGTCCGGAATTTCCGGATACCTGATTAGACCTACCACTTCACCTTGTCAGCCCAGTAAGCGGCGCTCATAGGACCCTTGGCGATGTTCTCGGCATGGCGGGCCTTGAAGCTCGCACGGCGGGCCTTCTGTGCCTTGGTGCGTGGTTGATCGCCAGCACCGGTAACACCTTGCTGCCCGAACCTGATCAGCCGGACCTTCTCGCCCTCCTTCGCCAGCACCGCATGGCTCTTGGTAGCGTGCTGGGGGGTCCGCTTGGGCTTGTTGTAGCCCTCGAACTTCTCCCCCCGAACAGTGATCGCCATGATCAGAGCAGCTCAAGCCCCGGCTTGCCGTAGCCAGCCAGGCTTACCTGGTACTTGAGCACCGTGCCGGCGGCCTGTTCCGGCTGGTAGCTCTCAAACATGCCGTAGCCATACTCCACCTGGTTGCCGTTGTAGGGGCCAATAAAGGCGTACTTGATCATCAACTTCTCCGATAGGTTTAGATCCTCGCATAGCCGCATGGCACGCCACGCAGAACCGGCGAACGATATGACCCCAGATAGCGTCCAGGTCTTGTCCTTGGCGGTCGGGATCGGCGTGGCGTAACCGCCCGCTTCCTCATCGTAGGTGGTGACGGATTCCTTGGTGGTGGGGTTGGCGGGCTGGGCATTGGTCAGCCCCATCAGCCGGAACGGGGGATCGGTGCCATCAAGCAGCAGCGAGGGGGCCACTACACCAGCTGCAACGGCGTCCGTGGTGATCGCAGAACCGGCCAGGGCGTAGGAGAGGGTGTGCGGGCTTGTGGTGGTCACCGATGTCACCACGAACGAACCGTTCAGGCTAGCGAATGGGGCGGGCAAGTCCTTGACGACAATTCGCCTGCCAACCGTGATGCCATGTGCAGCGGCAAA